GTATTTAAAACAATAAAAAACCCCCAATACTGTTTAAGGTATTGGGGGTTTTTTATTGTCTTACTAGGTATGTTACTCCTTATACGAAAGTATCAGTAGTCCATTCCAATGTAATCTCACCTGTTTTTAATATAGTAGGTTCAATGTATGTAAGGGCAGTCGGCTCTTCCTCAGTAAACTCTTCTTCAAGACCAGCAGCTACCTCCTTACGCTCAGCCCAGGCTTCCATATCTGTAGTGTACACCTTACCTATAGCTTTGTTAGCGTCAACATCAGCTTGAGTTATAACCTGCGCTACAACTTTAATAACCGAAGTTCCTTGTGATTCTTGAACTAAAGCCATTTCAATATCTGAATAATCAATAATGCCGTCTGCGTCTGCATCACGCTCTACTGCTTTGTAATGTAAATACTCACCTACTAAACCACCGCCACCGTGAGTGACGTTTATGCCTGATACTAGCTCAATCGTATGCACGACTGATGACATAGGTTGGTTGTCGGAGGTAAAAGTAACCTCTAATTTATCTTCTGCGGAGAATGTACTTCCACTAATTCTTCTTGCTGTTATATTCATAATGATTTCCTTTAACTAATTTGTCCTGTGTTGCCTGATAATGCCGAACCTGATGAACCTGAAAGTGAGCCTTGAGCACCCGCAGCACCACCTGAGCCACCTGAAATATAACCTCCTGAGCCCCCCGATGCGCCTGCTAAACCTAAACTGCCTCCTGTGCCTCCGTACTTACCGTCGTTGTTAGATACACACTGTGACCCTGTAGTTCCTTTTCCTCCGCTACCACCCACTAAAGGTCCACCTGAGCCACCTGCGGCGGAGTAGCTGCAATTGCCGTTGTTCGCTCCTTGAGCACCCGCAGCACCACCTGAGCCACCTGAAGTTCCTGCTCCGCCACCGCCACCGCCACCTGAGCCAACGTGCATTCCACCAGGCGAGCAACCACCACCACCAGCACCACCACCACCACCAGCTGCGGTAATATTTCCACCTGAACCACCTGAACGTGTGCCTGTTGTGTCGAATATGACTGATAAATTTGAGCCAGATTGTGAATGATAGAAAGCGTTACCTCCGTTCGCTGCGGAGTCACTACTTGGCGAGCCTGAGCTTCCTCCGCTGCCTGAACCAACTTGATACGGCCAGGCATTGGTCCAACAACCGTGTCCACCGTTACCTCCTGTACCTGTCTGTGAGCCTGTTTGAGAGACAGAACTACCACTAGCACCAACAATACTGCCGTTATTAGTAATGTTAATAGTTGTGCCTGATGACCAACCTGTACCTGTAAACATAGCAGCCGTACCACTAGAAGTAGAACCTACAGTAACACCTGAATTAATAGTTAGAATAACAGGAGTAGATTTATCACCACCTGCTGCAATAGCTTGTGCGCCAATGTCGTAGTTATTAACATTAGATGTAATGTTTAATACAGTTGCTGCTACGCCACCATAAAAACTGTTCATGTTTATTTCCCCTGATGTTGCAATACCAGGGTTAGCGCCTGCGGGTACATTATCACCACCGCCATAGTATTCGCTCATAGAGTGAGGGGCAGAGCCCCCAAACTCTGCTGCGATATCCGATAAACTAATTTGTCCTGATGTTTGTAATGCCATTATTTATTCTCCAATTCCTCAACTTTAGCTGATAACTCTTTAATAGCTTCTACTAATAGTCCGATAGTTTGATCGTACTGTACAGTTTTATACATTTCTTCATCTTCTGCTGCGAAAGGTAAAACTTTCTCAGATACTGCAGAAGGAAGTACTTTTTCTACGTCTTGTGCGATTAGACCTGCGGACTTTCTTCCATCTGCCTTATAAGTAAAGGTACAACCCTTAAGTTGGTTAACCTTACTTAAAGCACCTGTGATAGGTGCGATACCTGTCTTCAAACGCTCATCCGAAACTGTAGTAGAATAAGCGATAACGTCGCCGTCTACGTGCAAGTCACCATCGTTTTCTAAACGCATTTCTTCAGCACCTTCGGTGTACCAACGAATACCGTGGGAAGCGTCATAGAAAGTATAGTCATGAGTGTTACCTGAATAAATATCAGTAGTTGTAGAGTTTCTACGTCTATCATCTTCAAGACGGAAAGCAGTACCACTAAGTGTCATACCGTAGTTACCATCAGCAGAATAAGTAGTGTTAGTGTATGAAGTGATATACCCAGCACCATTAGTTAACTGATTATTATTAGTAATGTAGTTAGCGTTGGTAGCTCCTGTATAACCTAAGTTAGCTAAAGTAAGATCTCTTGTGGAAATTGTGCCATTAGCATCTGTAACGTGACCAGAAGTATCTGTTGTAACATTGATGTCAATATCACTAATTACTGTAGCACCGGATAAAACGCCGCTATCAACACTAAAGTCATCTCCTGGGTGAGTAGGGTGAGAGTAGTTATTCGCAGAAGCTTCTATACCATCTAGTTTAGTGTTATCAGCTGTAGTAAAGTTAACTTGCGTTAGTCCACCATCACCTACTGAATAAGTAGTATTATTATCAGGAACTGTAACTGTATCAGTAGTACCATCACCACGATTTAACGTAATTGTATGCCCACTAATAGTCATTGCATTTGCTGCAGTGCTTAAAGACTGATTAGATGTTTTAGCTGTTTTAGTTGCTAAAGCAGTAGTTAATGTAGAAGCGTAAGACGCGTCATCGTTGATTGCAAATGCTAACTCATTAAGAGTATCTAAGGTACCAGGTGCTCCACCGATTAAATCAGTAAGTTCAGTTTGAACATACGCAGTTGTTGCAATTTGCGTAGTATTGGTATTAGCTGCTGCTGTAGGAGCAATAGGAGCTCCAGTTAATGTAGGGCTTGCTAAAGTGGCTTTTAAATCTAAAGCCGCTTGTAAGCCATCTACATTACCAATAACATGGTTATGTGAATCGTCTGCAACAGTAGCTGTTAATGTTCCATTTCCTAAGTTAGTTAATGTAACCGCACCACTTAAGTCACCTGCTAAAGTAATAGTAGGATCAGCTGTTGCTGTTGTTGCCATAGATACGTTTCCTGAACCATCTACACTAGCTGATCCGGTTACTGCACCTGTTAATTCTAAAGTTCTAGCAGTTGCCCAAGCACTTGCTGTAGAAGCGTTACCAGTTAAAGCACCTGTAATAACTGTAGCTGTTAAATCACCAGTACCTAAATTAATATCTTTACTAGCATCTACAACTAAAGCTTTTAAAGCTGTTGCAGTACCTGCTGTGACACCTAATTCTGTAGCAGCTACTGTATCAGACTGGATTGCTGCAGTACCTGTTACATTACCTGTACCATCTAACGCAGCAGATGTCCAAACAACATCTCCAGTCATTCCAACAGTACGCCCAGTTGCTAAAGCTGTTGCTGTAGCAGAATTACCTGTACAAGATCCAGCAGAACCAGAAGTATTACCTGTTACATTACCGGTTAAAGCACCGGTAAATGTAGTTGCATGAATCTCAGCCCACTTCTTAGAAGAAGAACCAAGGTCATACGTGTTAGTAACATCAGGGATAACGTCAGAATTGATCTCACCACCAATAGTAACATTATCAGTACCTGCATCACCTAATGTGATTGTTCCGCCATTTGCGGTCATTGTGCCCGTGATAACAGCGTTACCACCAACATATAAATTTTCTTGTGTAGAAATACCACCAGTTACCTTTAAGGCCCCGGTAGTAGTACTTGATGCACTAGTAGCGCTAGCTACAGATAGATCTGCAGTACTATCAATAGTAAGCAAGCTTCCTGAGTGTGCGTCAATAGTATTTACTTTTAAAGTAGACATATTTTATAATTCCTTATTTATGATATAGATAAGTTAGCGCCTGCGCCAACATCTAAAGTTATTCCTGTGGCTACATCAACAGTTCCAGAAGAGGAAGCATTAAAGTTAGCAGCTACTGTATAGTTTGCTGTAATAGTAGGTTGAGTAAGCAAGAAAGGGGGGTTACCTCCATCTACTTGAACTCCACCTACGTATAGAGTAGTACAATTAACTGTACCGTTTACATCCAATTTATAGGAGGTATCCGGAGTTGATGTACCAATTCCAACAGTTGATGTGTTGTATATAAATGTTCCAGAGTCTGTCCATATATTAGTAAGAGTAGTATTTTCCCATTTACTATTACTACTATTATACTGCAAGACTTGGTCATTTGCTAAACCACTAATATTAACATCATCTAAGGAACTTACATTTCGAGTGGTTAACTCCAATATATTATTGGAAGTATCTCGAACGAATAATTTCTTATCTGCTAAGTTAATAGCGATTTCACCTGCCTCTATATTAGCGGTACTAGGTACATTACTAGAGGTGGTGGTTCTTTTCGGTTTAAATTTTATGGCCATTTGGCTCTCCCTTATTTCAATTTGCTATATAGCTGGGTAGGGTAAGACCTATTTAAGGTCTAATCCGATGTTATTAGATCTGAAACTTTCAATATTGAACCTGTACACACTTTAACAACTACATCTACTGCAATTGCAGGATCTGAAGTTGACTCAGCATTATATGTACAAGGTATATCGTAACTTTCAGTTATTAAAGAAGCTGATTCTGCGAACCATCCCGGACCTACTTTCTTACCTGTGGCAAGAGTTATCTGTCCGGAGGAGTTGAATATTCCATCTACTTCTAATGTATAAGTGCCGGAGTGTGTATTCTTTCCTATAGATGTTTTACTGGATGTTCCAGCATCCACATAATAGGTTCTACCTACACTAGTACTCCAGACACCTAAGTCTCTACTATAGTTCTCCCACCTACTATTACCACTATTATAGTGTAGTAGTTGAGTATTACTAATACCAGATAGATAAATATCCTCTAAAGATGCTGCAGTTCTGGTAGTTAACTCCAATATATTATTGGAAGTATCTCGAACGAACAGTTTTTTATCTGCTAGGTTGATAGCGATTTCGCCTGCCTCTAAGTTAGAAGTAGTAGGAACCGTACCCGCACTAGTAGTACGTTTTGGTTTTATGACATGGTACATATCTATTCCTATTAAAATAGGGCTATAAGGCCCTATTACTTTTTACTTAGAAAGTTCCGCCATCTAGAGTACTACTATCTAAAGAAGCCTCTAATGTGCCGGAAACAATGGCATTACCACTAACATTTAAGTTATTCTGAGTAGATATACCCCCTGCAACTCGTAGAGCACCAGTGGTGCTACTACTAGAAGTAGTGGTAGACTCAATATTCAAGTCCGCGGTACTATCTACATCAATTTTAGTTCCGGTATACGAATCTAAGTTATTTACTTGTAAAGTTGACATATGGTATCCTCAATTCTAAATTTCTTTGGTAAAAATCAATTATTAACCCAAGTGTGTTACTTAGGATAATATCAAAAGTTAAAAAGTAAACTTAGAACGTACCTCCGTCCAATTCATTAGACCACTCAGGAGCTGTTGCACCAGAATTCATCTTCATAAATTGACCGCCAGTACCTTTACTAAGCTTAGAGATAGTAGTAGATCCTGTAGCATACATGATATCACCAGAACTAAAGCTAGAAATACCTGTTCCTCCATAATCTACTCCTACCGTGTCACCCTGCCATGTACCAGAAGCAATAGTACCTAAAGTGGTAATCGCAGATTGTCCAGCCCATGTAGTATTGATCTGTATTGAGTTAGCATTAGCTGTAATACCATTTCCAGCAACAACATCAAGAGTGTTACCTGTTTTGGTCATACCAGTACCAGCAGTAAGTTGTCCAGCACCTGAGAACTGAGCGAATGTTAGACCAGTTGTACCAACTGTAACGTCCCCATTATTTGTAACTACCCAACCAGAGTCAGCATTTGTAGTACCTTCTTCAACGAAAGTAAATGTTCCACCGCTTACTTCAGAACTTGCATCGAAGTCTGTAGCTCTTGTAGGAGCTCCTGAAGCATTTACAGTATAAATACCATTTTCAGAAGCAGTTGACTGATTCTTAAGGAAAATACGATCACCAGTAGCTAAAGTAACACCATCAACAGTGCTTGCATTATCGAAAGCTGAAGCCAGAGTACCAGAAGCTGTAGTAGCTACACGAACTGAGTCTTTAACATCTAATCCAGTTTTAACTGCATCTACATATGCTTTAGTAGCTGCATCTTGAGCCTGTGAAGGATCTGCAACATTTGTAACTCTGTTTGCACCCATTGTAACTGTTTGTGAAGCAGAAACTGCTAAACCATCTAATGTACCTACTGTAGTAACGTTTGTTTGAGCTGCTGTTTGCAATGTACCAGTTACGTTTGTAGCTGTAATATCGCCTGAGCCTAAGTTAATGTCTTTGTTAGCGTCTACAACTAAAGCCTTAGAAGCTACTGCAGTACCTGCTGTTGCGCCATCCAATACATTAATCTCACCTGAGTCAGCAGTAACAAGTACCCCACCCAATTTAAGACCGTTAGTACCATCATGAGAAGCAATATCGAAGTCGTTAGACCCGTCTGCAATAGTAGCATCACCAGCAACTGTAAGACCTGTTAAAGAGCCTAAAGTTGTAATGTTACCTTGAGATGCAGTTTGGATAGAACCTGTAAGGTTAGTAGCTGTTACGTCACCAGTACCTAAGTTAATATCTTTATTAGAATCAACTACAAGTGCTCTAGAAGCGGTTGCTGCACCAGCAGTAACACCTAATTCAGAGGCCTGAACTTTGTCAGAACCGATAGAAGTAACTCCCGCAGAAGTCATAGTAACGTCGCCAGACATTGCTACTGAATCCCAGTCTGTTCCATCTGCAACCATCATATTACCAGAAGTTGCTGTGTCCGTACCAACGTTGTCTAATTCTGCTAAAGAGTTAGAACCTAAGTACTTAGCTGCAATCTTCTTGTAAGAAGATGCAGAGTTGTC